CGCCTAAGGCGTGGCATTGGCCGGAGCCTATCTTCCGTCCTGAGAACTATGAGAATGTGCTGTCGTTCTACAACGGCAGCATTGGCTTCATCATATCCCAGGACCGAAGCGGCACATCGAACTCTCAGTCTTACGACGCGCTCGACATCGATGAAGCCAAGTTTATTGACTTCGAGCAGCTGAAAGATGAGACGTTGCCGGCCAACCGCGGCAACCGCCAGTACTTCGGCAAGCACTACTTCCATCACGGCATGCTTATCACCAGTGATATGCCGGTAACCAAGAAAGGCTCTTGGTTCCTGGAGTATGAACACAAGTGCGACCCCGAACTGATTAAGCTGATCCAAGGCACCGTCTATGAGGTGTGGCGCCTCGAACAGAAGATAGCTGCGATCACGGCCAAGGGACACGAGGTGCCTGCATGGCTGCGCTCACAGCTGCGCACGCTCAACCGTGACCTGTGCCGTATGCGCTCGGTGGCCACCTACTACCGTGAGGCATCCACCATCTACAACATGCAGGTGCTGGGCGAGGCGTTCATCAACCAGCTGAAGCGTGACCTGCCACCGCTCACGTTCCAGACCTCGGTGCTGTGCAAGCGCATCGGCATTCAGCGCGACGGCTTCTACTCCTCGATGACCGAGAATAACAAGTACAGTGCCACCAACTTCTCCTACCTTGATAACCTTGAGTACCAGTTCGACAAGATTAAGGAGCCTTCCTCACTGGCTGATGCTGATGTGGACCGCAACCAACCGCTGTGCATTGCGTTTGACTACAACGCCAATATCAACTGGCTGGTGGTGGGGCAGCCTCGCAAGACGCAGCTGCTTATCCTCAAGTCATTTTTCGTCAAATTCGAGCGCAAACTGCCCGAACTGATTGACGACTTCTGTCAGTACTACCGCCACCACAAGCGGCGCGAGGTGGTGTTCTACTACGACTCCACTGCCATCGGCTCTAACTATGCCGTGAACCAGGAAGACTTCCGCTGGGTCATCATCAACGAGTTTAAAAAACGTGGGTGGAGGGTGCGTGATGTGTATCTGGGAAGGCCCATGCACCACATCGAGAAGCAGCTGCTCATCAACCGCATGCTCGCGGGTCACGCACGACTGCGACCGATGTTCAACCGGGAGAACAACGAAGACCTGCTCGTGTCGGTGCAGACTGCAGGTGTCTATAACGGAGGCAAGGACAAACGAGGCGAGAAACTCGCCGAGACCGAGGAGGATAAGCTGGAGGCTCGCACCGACGGCAGCGATGCCTTCGACACGCTGTGCATCGGCGTGGAGAAGTTCCCGCAGTCAACGCACTCTATCAATGTAACTTCATCGTTCTGATGGGTGGTAAGTGACCGGCGTGACCTCGCAGCCGTGCCCGCACGCGCGGGGCGAGTGACCGCTGGCATATTCCGCTGGCTCAATGGGGGTAAGTGGCTCGGAGGCGTAGGGCAGTGGGGGCAGAACTTTCGTTCTGACCGCAAGAATGCGGTCATCGGCCGCTCGCAACACCCTATTTGCTAAGGGTTTTGCTCGCTGTAGTAGCGAAAGGATTCGCTTTTACCCCTCGTGGGTCGTATCTAAAACAGCCTGTTCAGCCTGTATCAGAGACTACTACGACCCACGAATGGAACCTCCTGCGGAGAGAGCGGAACAGGCACACAAAAGGTCTTTTTATGTGCCGTGAGTTAGATTTAATTTTGCACAAAAACAAGTTTTATGCCTGATATATCTACACAAGCAACGGTCAGCGTTGACGTGAACAACCAACCTGCCGGACGCAAGATTGCCGAGCTGGAGAATAAGATGGACAGCCTCATAGCTAAAAAAAAGCAATTCGAGGCTGCCGGCGACCAGAAAGGGCTCGCAAGTGTCCAAAAGGAAATCAACAAGGTCTCGCGCCAACTGGACAACGCCCGCACGGCATCGGCACGGTGCCAAGCGGCACTGGCGAAACTTAACGAAGCCTCGCCAAAGGAACTGCGCTTCACACTCAAGCAGCTGAAACAAGACCTTGACCACATGGAGCGTGGCTCGAAAGCGTGGAAAGCTCATGTCGAAGCCATCAAGCGTGTCAAGGCCGAAATCCGTGCCGTCGATGCTGAGCTTCGGGAACATGAAGGGCTGCTGTCGCGCATCAACCGCAAGGTCAATGAGTGGGGCATGAGCATCGCCAGTGCCGCCGCAGCCTTCACGGGCTTGGTGTTCACAGCACGCCAAGCGGTGCAGGCCTATGCCGACATGGAAGCCGAGATGGCTAATGTGCGTAAGTTCACCGGCATGACTACAGACGAAGTGGGCAAGCTCAACGAGGCGTTCAAGGGCATGGACACTCGCACAAGCCGCGAGGACTTGAACAAACTGGCACAGGAGGCGGGCAGGCTGGGCTTGCAGAGCCAAGAGGATGTGCTGGGCTTCGTCAAGGCTGCCGACCAAATCAATGTGGCCCTGGATGATCTGGGTGAGGGGGCTACGCTAACGCTCTCCAAGCTGACCGACATCTTCGGCGACAAACAGCGGCTGGGCGTGGAGCAGTCGCTGCTCTCGGTGGGCTCGGTCATCAATGTGCTGTCGCAGAACTGCACAGCTTCGGCTCCCTACTTGACTGACTTCTCTCAACGTCTCGCCGGCGTGGGCAAGCAGGCTAATATGACGATACCACAGATCATGGGCTTCGCTGCCGTGCTCGACTCGCAAGGTCAGGCGGTGGAGATGAGCGCGACGGCTCTGTCGCAACTGATCATGAAACTGTTCCAGGATCCTGCCAAGATCGCCAAGGCGACAGGCATGGACCTGCAAGCATTCAGTAAGGTGCTGAAAGAGGACACCAACGAGGCGTTGCTGATGCTGCTCTCTCGTCTGCATGAGATGGGCGACATCAGTGTGTTGGCTCCGGTGTTTGACGCGATGGGTGCTGATGGAGAGCGTGCCTCGCGGGTTATCGCCGCTCTCGCCGGCAACATCGACATGGTGAAGCAGCAGCAACAGGCAGCCAACGTGGCTTTCAAAGAGGGCACGTCGGTTACAAAAGAGTATAATATCCAGAACAACACTGTCCAGGCCCAACTCGATAAAGCCAAGAAAGGCTTCCACGAGATGGCGGTGGAGCTGGGCGAGAAACTGGCTCCGGCCATGAAGTACGCCATCACAGGCACAAGCGCCATGATGCGTGTACTCTCTGCGACAATCTCATTTATCAGTGAATATGCAGGTACTATTATTTCTACGGCTACTGCAATCGGCGTTTACACCGCTTATGTAAACGCTGCCGTTATCGCTGACCAACTCAAAGTTTTCTGGAATAATGTGCTTGTCGCTAGCTTTAAAAGATTGTGGGCAGTCATTGCCGCCAATCCATGGGGCGCAGTTATAGCAGCACTTGGCGTTGTCATTGGTCTGATTATTGACCACAACAGAGGTCTTACCGAGGCTAAGGCGGCTGAGGAAGCACTGAATGATGTACGTGACCAAGCCCGCAAGAAAATTGTTGATGAGCAGACTGAACTCGAAATTCTCATTGCGGCAGCAAATGATACTTCGCAGTCCTACAAGAATCAAAAGGCAGCGGTTGACAAACTGAACAAAACCATCCCTGGCTTTAATGGAAAGATTGACGCTACTACACGCGCATTCAGTTCTTCCAAACAGGCTCTTGATGACTACATCAATAGCCTTATTCGCCTTTATGAGGTGGAAGGAGCCAAAGAGAAGTTCAAAGAACTTGGCAAAGAGCGTGCCGGCTATGTGATGGAGAAGAAGGAGATCGAGAAGGAAATCGAGGATGAGAAAGCTCGCCAACGTGAACAAAATGCTCAAATCGCCAAGAACCCTTACAACTATTCCACCACACAGAGCAGCACTCCCCCTCCTATCGCTTCTATACAAACCAGCAATGCGGCTACTTTAAGAGGGCTTGAGTCACGCCTTGATCGTGTTAACAATAAGCTGAAATATACCAATGCTGCCATGCAGGCTCTAAAGGATGAGTATGGAAAAGACTGGTATAGGCAAGACACTGGCCGCCCTGCCTCGCCAAGAAGCAACATCGCACCTACTGGTGGTTCTGGCGGGTCAGGTAGCGGTGGTTCTGGTGGTTCCCATGGCGGTGGTGGCGGATCTACATTCACGCCTCCTGATGAGAAAGCGGAGAAAAAAGCAGAAGCGGAACGCAAGAAGAAGGAGCGCGAGGCTCGTGCCGCTCAACGCAAGAAGGAGCAGGATGCTGCAAAAGTCAAACGGCTTGCCGACCGTGTGGCAAAACAAGAATATCAGCAAGCCCTCAAAGATACTGTCGAAGACCGTGCCAAGGCCGAGACTGAGGCACTACAGTTGTATAAGTCTGGTGAACTCGGTTATTATGAATACCTTGATCGCATGGCTAAAATCGAAGAGGAGTTCTGGAACTCGCGCCTTGACACCTATGAGGCTTTTGGTAAAGCCGAGAGCGATGACTATGCCAAGGATGACCAGAAACTTGAACAAGCTAAAACGAAGCATGAGCAACAGATGACTCAAATACAAATCACCGCTGCTCAGCAACGTCGCGACCAGGCTAAGCTCGATGCCGAGATGGAGTTCTACAACCCCGACAATAAAGAAGCATTCCATAATCAGAGGTGGCTGAATGACCGCCGTGCGAAGCTTGAAATTGACTACCTGCAAGAGGTGCTGAAAATCCACAAGGAGGGTTCCAAAGAGTGGCTCGATGCCGAGAAGGCTCTTGACAAGGCTGTCAAAGAGGAGGAACTGCGACAGCGCAAGCAACAGGAGGAAGACCTTGCTGCTTGGCTATATATCTACTCTCAACAGGGAGCTATCAACCGCATGAATGCCGAGCTGGCTGTTGTCGATGAGCTGCACAAGCAAGGAATCATCAAGGAGAAGGAAGCCGAGGAAGCCAAGGCTGCCATCCGTCGCAAGTACCGTGACGAGGTGAACTCCAAGACCGGCACGAAAGCACCCAACCAGGACTTCACCGATGCCAAGGATGACTATGACAAACAACTCAAAGCGCTTGAGGATGCCCACAACCAGGGGCTGATTGGCCAAGAAGACTACGAGAGCCGAAAGTGGCAGATCGTGCAGAACTACCACAACAAGATCGTGCAGCTCATCAGCGGACAGGGCAACGAGTGGGCGACCATGGTCAACACGCTGGTCGAGACTTGGAAATCGGCTTTTGAGAACCTGGGCTCCACGCTGCCCGAGAAGCTGAAGTCTATCGGCGACATGGCGGCGGCAGCCTTCGCGGTGATGAACGCGGGCATCAAGTCCTACACCGACTATGCCAACGCCAGCCGTGACCTCGAAGTCAAGAAAGTTGAAAAGAGTTATGATGCGCAAATCGAAGCTGCTGGCAACAATGAGAAAAAACGTAAGAAACTGGAGGAACAGAAGCAGAAAGATGTCGCTGCTATCAAGACCAAGTATGACCGGCGTGCTATGGCGATGGAGATGGCGCAAGCCGTGTCATCGACAGCAATGGCTGCGATTAATGCTTATGCCAGTGCAGCCAAGATTCCGGCGATAGGCTATATCATTGCTCCTGTCGCGGCAAGCATGGCTCTTGCAGCCGGTGCCATGCAGATTGCCACCATCCGCAAGCAGCACCAGGTGCAGCAAATGGGCTACTACGAGGGTGGCTTCACGGGTCGCGACGGCAACAGCCACCGCGAGGTGGGCGTGGTGCATGCCAACGAGTTTGTCGCCAACCACCAGGCGGTAGCGAACCCGGAGCTGCTGCCGGTGCTCCGTCTGATAGACCAAGCACAGCGCAACAACACCGTAGGCTCGCTCACCAGCGAGGATGTGAGCCGCGCCCTGGGCCAGGGTGCGATACTGGGCGACATGACCGCCGCCCAGCAACGCACCGCAGCACGTGAGGATCGCTCGATGCAGCTGGTGGCAGCCTCCATGGAGCAGCAGACGGCAGCCATCAACGAGCTCAACAGCCGCCTTGCCGACGGCATTGAGTCGTTCATGGTGATGGATGGTGAGCGGGGCTTCGACCGCACGTGGCAACGCTACCAGCGCATGCGCGACAACCCACGCAGGTAGTTATGCAATCCTCATAAATATTTTAATTTCAACGATTATATAGTAACTGATGGGTGGCGGTGGCCGTGACGGTCATCGCTACTGTTTTTCGCACAAGCCTCCTGTGGATGGGGGCGGTGGCATTGTTGTGCGGCGGTGCCGCTCACCACTGTTGCTGTTCCTCGCGGCAACCATCGTGGCTCGCCCCTTGGCGCGTCGTCGTGCCACCATGCGGCATTGAACGGCTGCCTCACAGACTTGCATCTTGGGGTCTTGCTCCCCTCTCGCGCTCACCCCTTGACCTTGGCATGTAGTCGCCCATCAGCGTCGCACACCCTGCGGCATTGCCGTGCGCTGCTCTCTCCTCTGGTACTGCCGACGGGGCGATTCTCGGAGGCTGGGCATTCGTGTCGGCCGCCCATCGGGCTTGGTGGTGTCGCCTTGATTTCCACTCCCTGCGTGACCTGTGCCGTGCCGCCTGATGTGGCGGGAGGTGTGGCGTGCTGCCTAATGTAGCGTTGCCCTCGCGTCGTGCCTGATGTGTGCCATAACAAATTTTTAGAGTCACTTTTTTCTTTACACCGCAAAGCTACGGCCTGGCTTTGGCCTTGCAAGGTCAGGCGCTGTTTCGGCCGAAATCTCCACCCCTGCGGGTAGTATTTAGCCCAGAAAACCTTGCCGGCTTCGCGCTTTCGGCTCGTGACAATGCTGTGTAAATAAAAAAATTTATTCACTCTCAAAATTTCTATGTTATGATACACATTTCAAACACTTCCTCTTTCGAGAACAACAACAACATCTTCATGGTAGCTCGCTACACCTACATCCCCACCACCGTGCAGGCCGATGGCAAGGCTTGGGGCATCCGCAAAAAGGTGTGGAAATTCAAGGACGGCGACACCGCCACTTCAAGTGAAGTCGCCCGATGGGTCAGCACGACACTCGACGAGTCGATGCCCGACCTCGAGAACTGCACCTTCGTCTGCATACCTGCAAGCACCGAGGAGAGAACACAGATGCGCTACGAGCAATTTGCCGCCGAGGTGTGCCGCATGACGCGGATGGCCAACGCCTACAAGCACATCAAGGTAGAGGGTGAGCGCCTCGCTATCCACGAGCACAAGGTGAGCAAGACTATCTCCAAGGTGCAAGTCCTCAAGTTCGACCGCCGTTTCTTCAATGGCCGCAAGGTGGTCATCTTCGACGACGTGATCACCAAGGGCACGAGCTTCGCCACCATGGTTGACTACCTCGAGGAACTGGGCGCAACGGTGGTGGGCGGCATCTTCCTCGCCGCCACCGCCTTTCAGCACAACAAGGCCTGACTCACCGGCCTCCCACCCACGGGAGGCTTTTTCTGCTCAATGTTAATAAATTGTTGAAATCTAAAATATTTTGTTGGTGATTCAGGAATAAGTATTACCTTTGCCACCACATAGAAATCAAAAGAGTGCCATCGTTGTGATGGTTTGACGGTCAGCTTGCTGTGAAGCAGGCTGATTTCTTGTGGCACAATATTTGCGTAGTCCAAAATTAGGACTTACCTTTGCAACATCTAAAACCCATCGTTTCTATGTGCAGATTTCTCGTTAATATATTGTTGGTGCTGTGCTTCGCCCTGCCGTCGTGGTGCAAGTATGCCGGTCTCGCCTACGTGGGCGAGGTGGAGTGGAACAAACGTGACAAGACCTCCTTCATGCTGCAATGCGACACCACGGCGACCGACACCGTGTGGTCGCTGAAGCTGCAGGGCTTTGTCACCACCGGCTACATGCTGCTCATCAAAACGAGCGACGGAAAAGTGCTGGAGATTGAACCTTACGACCTGAAGACCACCCATGTGACCGACAGCGTGGCCCAGAGCCCCGTCACCGGCGAGATCATGGAGTTCTACCACTATGAGCATGTGCTGTATTACCACATCACCACCACGGCACTGAACTACATCGCCGAGCATGGCATCAGCAAGCTGCGCTGCGGATATGACAATCTTTATAGAGATAAGGAGTTTCGGCGTAATGAGTTCGGCAACGATCTCACAGAAGCCTATAAGAAGATTCTTGAGCGTATGTCGCCAGACTATGTGCCACCACAGAAACCTTCCATCTATGATGGGTTTTGAGTTAGCGTTTTGAGCATATAAGTGTAAAATATTCTTAATTTTTTACACATGATAGATAGATAGTTCTTATCTTTGCAGACTGAAACGAGGATCCTGACAAGGTGAACCACCGATAACAACATCAATAATTTTGTTAAAGAACTGATTATGGCAAAACTTGAACATGCACCTTTGTTGGAAGTCATCATGGAATTGACTTGGCAATCTGCTTCTCAAGCTGAGCTTGAGAAATTCCAGATTGCAGTGGGGGCATTATGTTCAAGTCTTAAAGAGACTTATAATACTCCAATATTCTTGCTTCCGGACGCAAACATGCCGATAATGATGGCTTTAGGTAAACCCGTTTATCGCTGTTTGCACAAGGATAACCCTAATCAGATGTTCCAATTTGGTCCCGGACTATTGTCCGTGAATTTCGTTGGCAGCAATTATGAATGGAGTAACTTTCTTGCAGAGGTGATAAAAGTTGTTAATGCTTTTATGTCTGTTTATCAATTCAACGATGAAAAGCAATTGGGTCTCAACTTAAAATATGTAGACTTCTTCCCATACAATTTTGCGGCTCGAGGTGACATCTTGCAGTTCTTGAGCGATAAGTTTCATGTCGATATCAAAGCTGATTTCCTGAAAGACCTTAAGGAATTAGGTCTTCGGACGGGTTTAATCACTCCTGCAGGTATTTTCAGGTTGGTTCTTAACACTGCTCAACTGACTAAAACCAAAGACATTGGTTTTATTATTGAGAGTCAAATCAACAATCTTGTTCCAGTAAACAACAACGAAGTCTTCAAAGATATTATTTGCAATGCGCATGAACACTTGAGTGCATTCTTCAAGAAGATGACTTCTGGTGATTTGTATGAATCTTTCAAGTAACATTGCTATTATGGAAAAGACTGCTGTTAAAACATGGGTTTTCACGTCACTGTTAATCACAATGCCTGGAATGTTTGAAACGCAATCGCCGACCAATCTCAGCGCTTCCGTTACAACCATGGCTCAGACCGAGCTATCTACTTCCGAATTAATAAACATTTCCAAACGGAATACAAAAAGGAAGATAAAAGTAAGGTCGCGTCGCATAGAACACAATGATGCGGTATTGGCACAACTGCTGAATGAAACTATTGAATCTCAATCACAAACAATCCGTACGGAAAACATTGACTTGCGCTCATTGCTTCGTGCGACGTCTGGTCATACCATAAAACCGATGGAGAAATGGCTTTAAGTAGTAGAGTAAATCAGAGACAGATTGTATTTGTTAACTGGAAATTTCCAGAAGAATCCGGTTTACTACCTCACCCCGCAATAGTTATATCAACCAGTGATCTTTTTGACGCAGAACCAATGTTCTATGCGGTCTTAATATCCTCGGCTAACTTTCACCCGGAATATACAGTAGAAATCAGCAACTCTGATTTGAAAGGTTCTGATAAACTTGATCATGATAGTTATGTTGTGACGCACTTTATCTCATATTTTGAACTTAATGATACTAATATAAAGCCGTTGAATGCTTTTGTAAAAAAAGACAAATTTGAGGAAATTCAAAATAAGATTATAAAAAGCGTGATGGGGCTTGATGTTGAATAACTCACCCACTCAAAACCTCGCTCTCCCCCATCAATCCGCAAAAAAAAATTGCGGATTTTTTGTGAAATGTTTGGTCATTCCAAAACTTTGCCACTCCATTCTTTGTATCTTTGTACACTCAATTATATGGTTTCTATGGATAAGGTACTTAATTTTGTGGCCATCGACTTCGAGACGATGACAGCCGAACTCACCAGTGCTTGCGCTATCGGGCTAGTGAAAGTGATTGATGGAAACATTCAGCAGAAGTTCTACTCGCTGATCAATCCCATTCCGGACAACCGCGACCAGAACAACACCCACATTCATGGCATCACGCCTGAGATGGTCGCATCGGCCCCAACCTTCGCCCAGCTGTTCCCGCAGTTGTCGCAGTTCATTGGAGGACTGCCCATAGTATGCCACAACCGGGGAACAGACATCAACATCATGCAACGTTGCATGGACTACTATGGCCTCACCGGCATTGACACGGCCAACAACTACTGCACATTCGAGATGACGGGGCTGTCACTCACGGCCTGCTGCGCCCAGTTCGGCATCAGCATGGGCGCCCATCACGACGCACTCGATGACGCCGACGCATGTGCCAGAGTCTTCCTTGCCTGCCAGGGGGCAATCATGGCCACCACTTTCAAGGGCGGCCTGAACGAAGTCAGGGCTGCAGCTGCAGCCAAGAAATTCGAGCATGCCACACTGATACCGATTGCTGATGACCAGGTACAGAACCAGGACACACCGTTCTTCCACGCCAAGGTGGTCATCACTGGCACATTCGCTGCCTATCCCAAGCGTAATGAGTTGGGCAAACTACTGCAGGCACTAGGCGCAGATGTTGATACAGCGATAACGAAACGAACCAACGTAGTCGTGATGGGGCAAGGTGCAGGCCCTGCAAAAGTGAAGAAGATTGAGGCCCTCAGAGCAGAAGGGTACGACATCCGCATTATCTACGAAGAAGAACTCAAACAGATACTCGACTATGGAGAAGACTGAAATCATCAAAATCATCGAACAGGTTAACGACTACCGCTTCAAGCGCATGCGTCGTGACAATCTGAAGTGGCACTTGGATCTTGACACAAGCCGAGGATACAAGAGCCTGGCAGAGAGCAGGGTGAAGTTGTTGGCCGAAGCACAGAAAGACCTTGATGCCATTGAGCCTGAAATGAGTAAGATCATTATGGACATCAAGCAGCGTTTCGCCATGCACCCGCGAGATCAACAACTGCGACTGATTTCGCTCTACATTGACTTGATTGAAATGGACCCGATGAAGATGGAAAAACATCGGCAGAAAATCAACTCACTTCGCCCGAAAGTGTTAGGCACGATGGACGAAATGGAGCAAATCAGACAGCAAAACTCACTTTTTGACTGAAATTGTTTGGCCAGTACAAAACTTTGTCGTAGTTTTGCAGTGCTAAACTACGATAGCAGTGCTATCCCGATGAGCAGCGGATATTGCTCACATATCAAGCGGTGGGCTTTTTTTGTTGCCTCACCGGCCCAGCCCAACACGGCTGCCTTATCCAGATTTTTGCTCCTCGGGGTAACTATCGTAGTTTAGCGACGGGATAACGGCAGCCGTTTTTCTGCCATAACGCTAAACTACGATAAGCAATGAAAACGCAATCATTGACCCCAGCGAGCACCCAGCGCGTCAACGCCTACTCGCCCATCAGCGCAGCCGCCTCGGTGGCGCGCAAGTTCTTCACCTCAAAAACCGTCGGCGGCACCCTGCTCGCCCTCGCCCTCGCAGCACTGCTCATTAACACAGCCACCGGCCGCTACACCGCCGCCATGGCTGCAACCGTCATCGCCTGGGCCCTGCACATGGCCGTAGGCGCAGCTATCAACATCAAGGAAGGAGGCCAAAAATGAAAAAGAAAATCTATATCGAGAGTATTCACTGGGACAACATCCTTGCCTTGCCGTGCGTGAGAGGCCTCGGAAAGCGTAGCGACGACGACATCGTGGTTAAAGTCAAAGTTGCTAAAGGATCTTACATTTATGCCGCTATTGGCGATGCACTCGTCGAGGACACCGGAAAGGAGGTGACACTATGAACCGACAAGACTATCTCGACACGCTCGACACGTTTGTCCACGACCCGCAAAGCGTGGGCTTCGACGAGAATATCATCCCGGTGGCGATGTGGCTGCGTGGCTTCATGCCCGGCGATGACGACCATAGCCCAGACAACAAGAGCAGCATGATGATCCGTGCGCTGCTGGGCGACATCGTTGACGTGAGCCTAAACGAGGTGTCGCGCCTGATGGTGCTCAACGGCTACTCGCTCAACCGCAGCAGCGCGAATCCGGAATGGATGCTGCAGCCCATCAGCGAAGTTCCCGACCCTGAATAGTCAATTTTGACCGCTACAAGGTGCCCATGGTAACATGAGGCACCTTTAGTAGTCACTTTTAACCAATAAAATACTTTTGGTTTCGTTAATATATTGTATATTTGTGGACATAAATTCCCTTTATTATGAGCATAATATTGAAGATATTGATTGGGCTGGTGCTGCTTCTCGTCCTTGTTACGGTCGTTATCGCCACATCCGTGTTTATTGCTGTGTTGTCGCATGAGCGACGTTGGCGCAAGTGTCTCAGTGATGACTATAAAATGTACAGAGATGAATGGGAAAAGGAATGAAACGGAGGATTAAGTTATGACGAGAGAAGAAGAAATTGAAAAGGTAGCAACGCATTATGCTGAACTTGTTGAATGGGAATATAATATTCCTACATCAATAAAACGAATTGTTAAAAGTGCTTATCGGATGGGCACAAAATGGTCGGACGAACATCCTAATCTTGAAAACATATGGCACGATGCAAGCGAAGAACCAAGGTATAACGAGATAATGCTTGGAATGGACTCTGATGGAGTTAGCTTATACAAGTGGTGCGGTCAAGAAGATAGTTGGGACTCTTTTTGTGGTATAACTGAGTTGATCAGATGGGCATACATCAACGACCTGTTGCCGAAAGGAGGTGAGAAATGACCGAGAAGCAGAAAAAACCTACGAGGACGGCTATTAATCCGTCTTTTTATCATAACGAGCAACCCCATAACTTTGCACTATGATTAATTTCAACGACATAGGCTCTTGGCACTTTGTGAGCGAGCTCGACGTGCTGGAGGTGACGGCTGCCGCCAATGTGGCGGTGAGCATCACCGCCAGCGACGGCTCGGTGCTGCTCAACGGCACCTATATCCCTGTGGGCGGCACGGTGCGTGTGTATCACCTGCGCAAGCTGCTGTCGCCGCTGATCAAGGAGGTGACTGCGACATTCACCATCACGGTGGGCGGCGTGAGCAAGACGGTGCATGTGGTGCAAAGCCAAGTGGACGTGAGTGAGACGGCCGCCGACTTCCTGCCGTCGTTCTTCCTAAGCGCCGTGATGAGCGAGCGCGACACCGCTGTGGGGCGCAAGGAGCTGCTGACGATGCTTCCCATTGAGGCGACGCTGCCCACGGTGCAAGCCGTGTGCAGCTACTGGAACGGCAGCGCCGTGGTGACCGCCGGCAAGCCTGTCGTAACTACCGGCATGACCGCCAACACGCCCATCGAGATTGATGTGAGCGCAGCACAGTTTGTCGACACCACGCTGGGCACGCTGGTGGGCTACACCGTGACGTGCGGTGAGCGACGCATGGCCTACCGTGTGCGGCAGCTGCCCACGGCTGAGGTGGCGATGCTGATGCGCAACGCCTTCGGCGCGTGGGAGGCGGTGTACTTTGCCGGCATGACCGAGCAGAGCCCCGACTACACGCGTGAGACGGCACTGGTGAACGGCCGTCTGCGATTATATAACCTGGAGGAGACCGACACCCTCAAGTGCTATACGGGGCCGCTGCGCCCCAGTGGTGTGACGCTGACGCGTGACCTTGCCCGCAGCCGCGACGTGGTGCTGCTCGAGCGTGGTGTAGCCAGCGACGAAGTGGTGGTGACCGCCGTCGACGTTAAGCACACCAGTGCCGACAACGACATTGCCGACATGACGGTGACGTGGCGCCGCAGCTCGCTGCTGAGCGCGCGACTGGTGCCGGTGCGCACTCCCAAACTGTTTGACGAGACATTCGATGAAACCTACAACTAACAAGGGCGTAATTCATATCAAGGATGCTGTCGCGCTGCTTGAGGCTGGCTATCCTTGCGACCTGCGCTTGTGGAAGCTGAGCACGGGCGACATCCTGCACTACCGCGGCGCGGTGTGCATAGGCGGCCACTGGCGGCGCGGCACGCACCGCGTGCGTCTGCCCGAGAGTGGGCTGATTCGTGAGTTCCGTGATGTGACCCTATTCGAGATTAACAATATGACCATATACAGATGAAACGCGAAGACTTTAACATCAACCTGCCCAAAGGCGAGATATTCACCGTGGGCAAGAGCAAGGTGGCGGCGCTGATGAGCGAGGTGGGCAGCTCGGCCGACATCTTCGACGAAGACGGGTTGCCGCTGGTGCGCAACCTGCCCCAGTATGACGGCAAATTCCAGTATGTGCCGTTCGGCGGCGACGACCAGCTGCCGTTTGAGATTATCCGGCTCATTGGCGAGGATGAGATCATGAGCCAAAATAAACTGTTTAACGTGCTGACCTGCTACGGCAACGGCTTGCGCTATAACAACCCCGCCACTGGCGCGCCTACCACCGACGCGGAGGTGAGCCGCTGGGCGTTCCAGAACTCGCTGCCGGAGTTTTTCCTGGAACAGGCCACCGACATGAAATACTTCTTCTTTGCCGTGGCTGTGCTCATCTTGAGCCGCGACGGCAAGAAGATTGTGCAGGTGCGGCACAAGGAGGCGTGCTACTGCCGCTTTGAAAAAGCCGACAGCCGCGGGCGCATCAACCATGTGTTCTATGCCAACTGGCGCGGCCAGCGCAGCTTACAGGCCAAGGACATTGAGGTGATTCAGCTGCTCGACGAGAAAGACCCGCTGGGCCACCTTGAGGTGCTGATGGGTCGCGCTCCTGGCTGGGACGGACTGACCAAGGAGCGCACCAAGAACCGCAAGTTTGCCGTGCTGATGCGCTTCCCTACCCCCGGCTTGCAGTACTACCCTGTTCCATACTACACGGCAATCTTCCGCGGTGACTGGTTCGACATCAAGAAGCTCATCGGCACCGGCAAGAAAGCCAAGCTGCGCAACCACGCCTCAGTAAAGTACCAGGTGGAGGTGCATCGCGACTACTGGTATAACATCTGCGACGAGGAGAACATCACCGACCCGCTGAAGCAAGCCGAGCGCATCAAGCAGGAGAAAGAGAACATCAAGAACTTTGTGGCTGGCATCGAGAACAGCGGCAAGGTTTGGATCACGGGCTACTACATCGACCCCAACGGAAAAGAGAACCGCATGGTTCGCATCAACGTGATCGACGCAAGCAAGGAGGGCGGCGACTGGAGCGAAGACATCCAGGAGGCGGCCAACATGACTTGCTATGGCGACAACATCCACCCGAACCTCGTGGGTGCCACACCGGGCAAGTCGCAGATGAACAACAGCGGCAGCGACAAGCGTGAGTTGTTCACGCTCAAGCAGAGCCTCGAGAAGTCGTGGCACGACATTATGCTCAAGGTGCATTGGGTTATCATCTACTTCAACGGCTGGCAAGACCGTGCCGTGCCCGATGTGCCGCTGATCATGCTGACCACACTGGACCAAAAGACCGATGCCAAAGAAGTTTCACTGAACCAAGATAATAACGATAACAATGACGCGTAAAGAATTTGAATACTATGTGCCGAGTGCTGTGATGCCCGATGACACGTTGTTTGAGCGTATTGCCGAGCAGCTGGGTGAGGGCGAGGCCGCGGTGAAGAGTTTGCTGGGCGGCGACCTGTATGCCACCCGTGAGGAGAACCTGACGCTGCTGAACCTGTGCAACCGCATGGCTTGCCTGACGGCTTACAAGCTGGCGATTCCTCACCTTGACCTGGTGCTGACAGAGAACGGCTTCGGCGTGGTGAGCAACCAGAATGTGGCTCCTGCGAGTGCGGAGCGCGTGAACCGTTTGCGGCAGGCGGTGCAGTTTGCCCTTGACGACACGATCGATGAGCTGCTGGACCTGCTGCGTGGCAATGCGCAGTGGGTGGAGACCCATGTGGCGGTGGAAGTGTTCCGCAGCCTGGTGTGGAACGGCCGTCAGCAGCTGGTGTACTTCGGGGTGCCTAACGGGCACCGCTCGACGCTTGACGAGCTGCGCCCGCGTATCACCGCTGCCGAGGCAAAGGTGCAGCACTGCATCTCGCCGGAGTTCTACCGTGAGCTGTGCGACGCTGTGCGTCTGCGCACGGCCACGGCTGAGCAGAACACGGCGATCCACAAGATACTGATGACGGTGGGCGCCGATGTGACCGAAGACCATGCGATGGCCCACTTCCATGTGAAGAAGCTGGTGGAGTGGCTCGACGGCAACATCCGCACGTTCCCGACCTACGCCAACTCGACGGCTTACGCCGCCAACACGTTTGAACCCTACAAGAACGAGAAGGATGACCCGTGCTACTTTTTCGGTTGAGCAGAACCTGCTGCGACTGACGGTGCCGACCGGGTGGCACGAGTTGAGCCAGGGCGAGCTGTGCATGGCGCTGCGCTGCAAGGCCCGCAACGAGGAGCCATGGCGGCAGCGGCTGGCCGTGCTGCTGCACTTGACAGGCATGAAGATCATCAGGCGTGAGGGCATCCACTGGGTGTGCAGCGTGCCGACGACCGAACAAAAGTCGCAACGATTCAACCTTGACCCCGAGCTGCTGCCGAGCATGCTTGAGAACCTACAGTGGCTGGATGAGCCCGGCGGCCACCCCGTGCGTCCTGACAGACTGCGCGGCGTGGCTGCCCTTCCGGCACTGCTGCATGACGTTCCTTTCGGCACCTACCTGCAGTGTGAGAACTGCTACCAGGGCATCTTGCAGAACCAGAGCGAGGAGGCGGTGGCACACCTCGCGTCGCTGCTCTACCCCGGGCTGAAAGGGCGGCTGGAGATGTGGGAGCAGCTGGGCGTGATACAATGGTGGGCGCAGGTGAAGACGCTGTTCTCGGCGCAATGGCCCAACTTTTTCAAGCCCGGCGACGGCGGCAGCGCAGCCGCGATGGTAGAGGTGATGAACAACCAAATCCGGGCACTGACGGGTGGCGACGTGACCAAGGAGGCGGAGATACTGTCCATCGACACGTGGCGTGCGCTGACAGAGCTGGATGCCAAGGCCCGCGAGGCCGACGAGTTTAACCAAAAGATGAAGAAGAAATGAACGCACGACAACTCTTTGACTACATAGAATACTTCCGCTCGCTATGGCGACAGAACAAGCTGGCGCAGCAGGAGCAGTTCAAGTTCTGCACCTGCAGCGGCATCGAGACCCTGCAGGGGCCGCTGCAGCAGTTCCGCACGGCCAACGCATTCTTCTGTGTGGATGACACCAATGACGGTGCCACGTTCAGAGGCCGCAACGGCGGGTGGTTCAAAAAACGCACGGTGACGGTGTTCCTCATGCACCGCTACTCGATGAAAGACATGGCGACCTACACGGCAGCTCTGGCCAAGTGCCGCACGCTGCTGCGCCAGCTGCTGACGCGCATGCTCGTGGACGAGGATGCACTGAGCAACGAGATGGTTTACCTGCGCACCGAGAGCGTACTGAGCCGCGAGCTGGGGCAATATTTTCTGAACGGCTGCACCGGTATCTACTTCATGGTAGAGGTCGCCGAACCTATTGATCTAACCTTTGACGCAACGGAATGGCAGAGCTGAACCGACAGGAGATAGAACGCCAACAGCAATTATGGGTTGACAACTGGGCGAAGCTGATGGTCCAGATATGGCAGGACAAGCTGCAGTACTGGAACATCCGCCGCACGGGTGCGCTGATGGGGTCGTTCACCGAGAGCGTGACCCACGACGGCTTGAGCGCCAACATCGTGATGCGCTTCCTTGCCTACGGCATCTATCAAGCCTATGGCGTGGGCAACGGCTACCGCCACGACAACGGCGGCGACCTGCCATTCCTGGGGTCCGCCTACCGTAAGGAGCACCGGCTGGACGTGCCTCGTAAGGTAGGTCCCGCCTGGGGCGGCTACTACACCAGCGGCGAGGCGAGGGAGAAGCGCGACTGGTTCTCGCCTAAGTTATTCGCGAGCCTGATGCGCATGAAGGAGACGATGGCGCACATGATAGGCGAGGAAGCCGCCGCAGTGATCTGCGAAGCCCTGGAGGATGCCGGCAAAGCCGTGGGTCGCCGTTAACCCTGTCTTTTTGGCTGCGCAGACGGAGCGATATATTTGCAGTGTTTTTAATCACTAAAATCATTATATAATGAGTAAACTAAGCAACCTATTGCAACAAGCCGCCGTGATTCGTGACGCGACAGAAGAACACGAGAACACCGCGGTGAGAGTCGGCACGATGTTTGTCGACTTTATCCAGAGTTGCATCGATGTGCTTCCGGCCGAAGTGGTGGATGCCACCGGTATCTCGACCAGCACGAGCGAGAACAACTTTGTGATTCGTTACCGGACGGTTGACGATGACGGCGAGAGCGTGAGCAAGAGCATCACGATCCCTGCCGCCTCGAGTGCTAACGCGGGTCTGCTCACGACATCGCTGCTGTCACAGATCAACGAGGCAGTGACCTCGGTGGCTGCCGCCGTGAGAGAGCTGGCCACGGTGCGCGGCATAGCCGAGAGCGCGCAGACCACCTCGACCCGCGCCGAGGGCAAAGCCGACGCTGCGCAGAGTGCGGCAGCAGCCGCCCAGAGCACCGCCGACGGAGCCGCCACCATCGCAGCAGCCGCCCAATCCGGCGCCAAGACAGTGGCCGCCACCGTGGAGGCAATGAAAAAGTACGGCTACAAGTTCATGGGTGTGGCCACGCCGACCACGGACCCCGGCACACCGAGCGAGAACGTGTTCTACCTCGCCACCACCGAGGGCGACTACACCCACTTCCCGACCAACGTGACAAGCGTGGAAGGACCGCTCTACTTCACTATTGGAGCCGACGAGGTGGCCATCCTGCGCTACACCAAGCCGACCGACGACACGCCAATCGTCACCAACTGGAGCAAGGTGACGCTGAACCTTGCCAAAGGTACGGCGATAACCGAAATAAGAACCGCCATTAAGACCCTGCAGAGCAACATCAGCGACCTTGAGGACGGCCTCGCGCCTCGCCTGTTCATCAACGGCAACGTGCTCACCGGCACCGAGGGAGAGAACCTCACGCTTGCGCAGTTTGTGGCACTGACCGCCGGCACGGCATTCGCCTTTGCCCGGAAGAAAGGTGTCGTTGTTGCTCTCTCCACGGCTGACGGTTTGAAGAACTACCAGTGGAAAGGCACGACATGGAACAACACCGATGACTGGCGCAACTTTGGCGGCTCGGCTGCCGTGGGCAACTGCTACAACGTCACCAACGAGGCGAGCGACCTGCTGCCTGCCGGCACGGGCTATTTCACCCTCACCACCGCCATCGCGGCCGTGAAGACCAAAGGCGTGCAGGGTGTGGGTATGCAGATAACCTTTGCCGTTGGAAAATCCACATGGAAGACTTACCAGTATGTGGGCACCGATGTGACCGACACCAATTTTGACCTCGAGACCAACTGGGTTGACATGGCGGGTATCACCGCAGGCAACGAGGCAGTAATCAACATTCTCGACCTTTGCGGCCCTTGCACGGTAGCCCCCTACTACAACCTGCAATATGCCATCGCCGCGCTTGTTGACAAGCAGACCGCCACAGGTATCACCTACGCAAAGAGTGGCCTTGTCATCACCTACCCTATAGGCGAGAACCTTTGGGAGGCAAAGCAGTTCAATGGCATCGTCGAGAACTTCGGCGAGACCGGCCTGTGGAAAGACTTCGGCGGTGGCGGAAGTGCCGATGTAAAGACCAGCGACACCCCTGTCAGTGGTGGCGAGGACGCGTTCAGCACAGGCGGCGCTTATACCCACCTCGCAAAGGGTGTGGAGATGCTGGAGGATAGCGAGGCACAGCAGCGTGAGGATTACGTTGAGGGCTACAACTACTTCTATCTCATCAACGAGAACGGAGACCGCATCGGCAACGTGTGGCGCATACCTAAAGGTGGTGGCGGCTCATCGACGACCAAAGTGTTCAGCGTGAACTTCGAGACTTCACCTTTCTATGCCGCTGTGGGTGGTTCATTCGTGCTGAAAGCCTCTATCCGTAGTGCCACTACTGAGGGCAACAACACGACCACTGACAGCATCGACAACATTCAGATCGTTGACCGCGACACCGCGCAGGTGCTGTATAGCGACAGCCAGACGCACCCTTCCAGCGATAGCCGTACCGACTATTCGTTTGAGTTCGACCTTTCGCAATACTTCACTGCAGCTGCCACTCGCCGTCTGCAACTCATCGCCACCGATGGCTCGGGCGACCGCGCCTCGAGAACAATCAACGTGGTGGCCGTGGACGTGACTTGCCAGTGTGTGCAGGTGCTCAACTACACCAATGCGAGTGTGGTGTTCACTACCGACACCGTCAAGTCGTTGCAGATGTATCAGTTCCCGAACAACCAGGGCACGATTGCCGCCGTCGTTGACATCTTCGTTAACGGCGAATGGGTGAACATCGGCACGGCGCAGGTCACCGACAGTTATGCCCACAACATCACCGTCAACCCGACCGCTTTGGGCTTGACGCACGGCGCATACCCCATCCGTATGTACGGCACCGACAACGCCAGCAGCGTGCGAGGCAATACCGTCTATTCGACCATCATGGTTGTTGACACGGCGAGTTCGCTGCCTATCGTCGCCATGCGCTATAACGATGCCAACAATGGCAGCGTGCGGCTCTACGACACCGTGGTGCTTGAAGTCACCGCCTACACACCCGACGTTCAGGAGAGCGAGGTGGTAGTTACCGAGAACGGGGCTGCCATCGCCAGGCTCAATGTGAACCGCAGTTCCGTGGAGACCGTGAACCGCCAAATTAGCGGTGTGGAGCAAGGCACGAAACTTGCCTACCAAGCCACGAGCGGAGCCAGCGCGAGTGGCACAATCAGCCTCACCGTCAACGGCAGCGTGATTGATGCGGCACTGACCACCGGCGCGATTTGCGCCTTCGACTTCGCCAACCGCACCAATAGCGAGGCAGGCAACCACGAAATCGTGGACGGCAACTACAAGATAGCCGTGAATGGCTCTAACTGGTCGTCCAACGGCTTCAAGAACTATCTCGGCGGCAACGCCCTTGCCGTGAAAGAGAACGTCACGGCAGAGTTGAACCTTGCGCCGTTCGCCACAGTAGATGTCGCCAGCACCGGGTTCGCCCTGCTGTTCCAGTTTGCCTCGAACAACATCGCCGACAACGATGCCCACCTCATGGAGTGCTACGACGCGAACAACGGCGCGGGCTTCTACATCACCGGCCAGGCTATCGGCATCAAGTGCGGCAGCAAGGTCGAGGAGAGAACCTACCCCAACGGCGAGCGCATCACCGTGGGCATTCTCGTTGAGCCATCGAGCAAGTATGTGGAGTTCAAAGGCACGCGTTACTCGCTGATCAAGTTGTTCATCAACGGCGAGGAGAGTGCCTGTGTCGAATACACCTCCAATAACGACCTGTTGCAGGACAGTGCCATTAAGTTCAGCGGCACCGAGGGTGACTTCTACCTCTACTACATGATTGCGTGGATGCAGAACATTGCCTGGATGCAGCAGTTCTTCAACTACCTCGTCAAGTTGACCGACACCTCGGCCATGGTGACGGAGAACACTTTCGAGGACGTGTGGAGCGGAAACACTTCCAACGGTCCCACGGCTGCAAAGCTCACCGCTAAGGGTATGCCGTACTTGATTGAGGCACCGTTCAACGGCAGTGACATCACCGCCCTGGACAACACCACCTCGACGAGCCGCAACAACTACATCACGCTGACCTACCGCGACCCGAGCCGTCCGTGGCGCAACTTCGTCGCTACCGATGTGCGCCGGCGCAACCAGGGTACGACCTCGGCGAAGCGTCCCATCAAGAACGCCCGTTACTACCTCGCCAAGAAGAACGGCTCGACCTACGACAAGACGGCCAAGACCGGCGGCACAGTGGTAACGCCCGAGCTGTCGCGGGCCGAGTTCATCGCCGCCTACGGCACCGAGAACATCGCGCTCTACGATGAGGCTGTGGCACTGTTCGCCAAGAACAAGGTGCGTGTGAGAGAGGACAGCATTCCCGTTGACATCATCACCGTCAAGGTGGACTACTCGGACAGCACCAACGCCAACGACTGCGGCGCGTGCAACATGATGAACACCGTCTATCGCCGTCTGGGAGCGCAGTACATGACACCTGCGCAACGCTACTACGACGGCACCTACGACAACGGCGATGTCCATTTGACTGGGTTGCAGTTGAACCACTCGACGGCCAACCACCCGATTGCCATGTACCGCGACTTCAGCGGCACCGGCACGAGCCTCAAGTTCTACGCCAAAGGCAACTGGAAGGAGGACAAGAACGAGCAGATGGCTCTCGGCTTCAAGGACACGCCGGGCTACAACAAGGGCTGCCTCAACTACGGCGACTTCGTTGAGTTCTTCGGCACGTCGAGCGAGACGCTGGCGCAAGCCGTGACCCGCTTCCTCTCGGCAAGCGTCACGAAGGACACGAGCAAGGTTTACCTCATCTCGCAGTACTGCGGCTCGTCGTACAAGTTCTACCGCTATCTCAACGGAGCGTGGACCGACACCACCGGCACGATGCGGCAGGTGAACGGCGCATGGGTCATCACTGGTGACGTGTTGAACCCTGTTGACGGCTTCGAGTTACTTGCCTACCAGGGAATGTGCTGGTGGCAGGGCGTTGCGAGCGTGAGCGACTTCATGGCTCCCAGCACCAACATTTCGTCATGGGTGCAGAAACTCATCGATAAGGAGGGCAGCGGCGTGTCCGGCACCACGTTCCCCGCGTGGACCAACTACTTCGAGTGCATGATTGACGATGACCAGCTGCAGGCCGACCTCGCCATGGGGCGCAAGGCTCCTTATTGGCTCTATCGCCTGCTCAAGTTCTGCAACGACTGCGACTACTCGCAGGGCGCAGACCTCAGCGGCGACTGGCACGACAATCTCTACAAGTACGTCAACCCCTATGCGCTGTATGTTTACAACGCATTCACCGACTATCTCGCCGCCGTTGACCAGCAGGCCAAGAACATGCAGCCCATGTTCTTCCTCGACGAGGGAGGCTCGGTAGAGGGAGGTGTGTACAAGTACAACGGCGTGGCCACCGAGGATTGTGCCGTGCGCATGTACCCCAACAAGGTGTACGATGCCGACACCCTGCTCGGCAAGGACAATGCCGGAGGTGCGACGGTCGATCCCGAAGTTGATCCCAACAAGCCGAGCGACCCGGCCACTGGCTACAACAACCCCTATGCCGGTTGGGGCTCCGTGTTGTGGAACAACATCTACCGCCAGCCAACCGTCAAGGTCGATGCGAACAACGAGACCGACATGAACACCATCGTAGCGGCCATGCGCAACCTGCAAGCCACCGTCGATGGTGTCACCCTGTCGCCGTTCTCGCCCGAGGGCTGCAAGCACTTCTTCCTCGACAACATCTGCAAGCGTTGGCAGAAGACTGTCAGCTCGTATGACGGCGAGAGCAAGTACATCGACAGCACCAAGAACATCGACACAACGGTTGAGGACAACACCACCTACTTCTACGCGCTGCACGGCTTGCGCCTCACCTCGCTGCCGTCGTTCATAGACCGCCGTTTCCGCGTCCGTGACGGCTTCTACCGCACTGGGTTATTCTTCAGCGGTGTGTGGTCGGCGCGTATCAACGGCAACGTGAGCACGTCAGGCATCACTATCAAGGCCGCCAAGACGGGTTACTTCGGTGTCGGTAGCGACAACTCGGGCAACCTGCGTGAGAGCGTGTATCTTGAAGCCGGACAGACCCACCGCTTCACGCTGTTCGACCACACCGAGGGCTCATTGCTCTACATCTACCAGGCGAACCGCATCAAGGAGATAGACCTCAGTGAGATTTCCATTTCGCAGAGCGAGATTGTGTCGTTCGGTGCTTTCACCCTCGCAGAGAAGATAATCCTCGGTGGTGCCGACCACGTCAACAGGGGCATAGGTTCTTACGCCCCCATGACCGAGCCGCCGCTGGGCTCGCTGCCGTTCCTCAAGGAGTTGAACATCGTCAACACCCTTGTCACGGCCATCGATGCTTCGCAGTGTCCTCGCCTGGAGGCCTTAGACGCCACCGGCTCACCGCTTGCGAGCCTCACCCTTGCCGAGACATCGCCTGTGAGTGTACTGACCCTGCCAGCGACCATCTCTCGCCTGACGTTGGTCAACCTGCCCAAACTGTCGTATGAGAGCGGTTGCCTCACTTTCGAGGGAATGAGCGCACTCACGCAGATACGCATCGACGGCTGTCCGCTGCTTGACGGGGCGAAACTGCTCAACGATGCCGTGACTGCCGGTGCGACACTGACCCGCATCCGTCTGGCTGGCATTGACGTGACCGGAAAGAGCGACATCCTCGTTGCCCTGCGCGACATGGGAGTGCGTGGACTTGACGCGAACGGCGATGCCATTGCCGAGAGCAACCAGTGTTCCGGCTTGACTGGTGTGTGGACGTGCCGCGATGTGATAGAGGCTACCTTGCTCGCCAGCCTGAAAGCCTACTTCCCGATGCTGACCATCTACAACGCCCAGTACACGGTCGTGCAGCTGGATGACAGCAAGACCGCGCCTGGCGAGGACAGCGTCATCAACCTCGACAACGGCTCGTATGCCAACGACGGCAAGATGGGCTACGTCGCCAGCGGACACATCACGAAAATCAAGTCTATGATGCACGTCTATAAGTCGGTGTACGATGAGAGCGCGCAGAAGATGAAGTGCTACCAGATTGACGATGACGACATCGAACTGCTTGCCAACGGCGAGTCGTTTGACCGCACCGATGCAGGTGGCGAGGGCTACGATGTGATGCTCGGCCTGCCTCATTTTTGGTACAAGGGAGTGAACGACGCGCTCAACAGGAAGAAATACCTTGTACTGTCGAGCGAGACAGGCACACCCCGAAGTACGGCATCCGCCATCAGTCGCGTGTCGCTTGCTGCAACCATTGACGGGGCAGCCAACCCTGCTTTGCTCGGCGAGTATGTGGCCGTGTATATGTCGGCGTTCAATGTAGGAGACGTGTTCTCCGCCGCCAACCTGGGCCAGTCATCCACCTCGAAAGTCTATCAGATGGACGTGGAGGGCATGAAGCAGGTGCGCTGGCCGGCCATGAACAGTTCGATCACCGGCATCCTGTTCCTCGACAAGGACGGCAAGGTCATCAGCAAGTTCGCTCCGTCGATCGGCGATAGCATGAGCGACTTCCTCATCGGCGACTATGTGTTCATGAATGTGCCTGCCAACGCCGTGAGGTTCGTGTTCACCGTGCCCATCACGTTCGGCAACACCACCACACTCGACAAGAGCGAGGCCATCGCCGTCAACAGCACGGCTGTTGAGGCAATCGAGCCCGACTGGGTGGAGCATGACTTTGAGCTCATCGGCACCTACAAGGCTTACAAAGACGCGCTGCAACGTCTGCGCAGTGTGAGCGGTGTAAAACCCACCCGAGGCTCGGGAACATCGACCACGAGCAGCTACTGGCAATATGACGCCAACGGCAATGTCGTGTCGGCCTTGCCCGACAGCAGCCGCACGTTCAACATGACGTACCTCGACTTCCGCAACCTCTCGCGCTGCCGTGGCGCGGGCTACCAGCTTATTGACTACGAGATGCACAAGTGCGTTGACCTGCTGTTCATCGCCTGCTTCGGCACACGTAACAGCCAGTCGCTGTTCGGAAACGGCATAGGCGACTGCTGGCAGACCGGCGGCAGCGACATCTACACGACCAACATCGAGCGTGACGCGTCGCCGCTGCGTGAGGCCTCGCGGCCGCGTTTCTTCGGCTTGGAGGACTGGTGGGGCAACATGAATGAGTTCATGGACTTCGTGGCCATCAATGTCAAGAGTTACGCCGAGTACTACAAGAACAAGTGCGAGGTCCCTGCCGGAAGCGATACGGACAGGGTTTGGCACATCCGCATGCCCGACGGCACCGAACGCGCTGTCAAGGGCGACCCGAACAGCGACTCAGGCGAGATTGTCCGCTTGCGCTGGGGGCGCTACTGCGATGTGGTGCCGAGCAAGTTGCACACCAACAACAGCTACAACCAGTACTACTGCGACAGTATGGGACTGAATAACTCTACTGGTCGCGTCGTGATTCGGTCCGGGTACTACGGCTATGCGTACTACGGCTTCGTCTACATGATTGCGAACGACACTTCCTCGGTCTCGGACAGAGATGACGGCGCGCGGCTTGCCTTCAGGGGCGCAATCGAAATCGTCGAGTAGCGAGCGTGAGCGTCTGCAACAAGGTCAAGTACAAGTTCAGTTAACAAAACTCTGCTATAAAGGTAGCGCACTCTATCAATGGGGTGCGCTGTCTTTTTATGTGCCGTGACTAAGGTTTAACTTTGCACAAAAACAAGTTTTTTATGGACAAAATTTACGGAGCCATTGATCGATTCGATGGTATTCAGCAAATAGGCCGTAGAACATTTGAAGTGTTTTATGGCTTTGGACAAGACGAGCAAGGAGCGTATCAATACCGACAAACCTTGCCCTACAAACCTCCTTTTAAATTTGTCAAAGCCATGGTGCTGGAACAAATCAACGCAAACACACAAAAGAAGATTACGTCAGGCTTCAAGTGGCACGATAAGCTCGTGTGGCTCAGCGAGGCGAACCAACTCAACTATGCCCGTGACTTCGCCGTGGCTTACTACTGCGAGAAGAACGGCGAGCAGTACAGTCTGCCGACCTACAAGTTCGGCACCGACGAGACTCCGATTTACTATACATTCGAGACCTTTGAGGAGTTCAAGCAATTCAGCAAAGCTTGGCCACAACACATCAGCGATACCGTGCGCGAGGGTTGGAATGAAAAAGCAAATATTAATTGGAATAATTATCAAATCTGATTAGTTATGAGATCGGACAAGAAAGACAGCGTTGCGACATGGAGTGCGGTGGGCATGCTCGCATTCGGCGTTGGCATCACCACCGCAGGGTTTATCATTCCACCCTCAGGCGAGATTCATGACTCTGTACTGTGGGTTTTGGGCCAGACATTACTCTATAGCGGCAGCATCTTCGGCATCACACTTTACACCAAACACAAACTGGGCGAGATTGAAGAAACCATTGCCAACCGATTACCAAAAAAATAAAGAAAGATTAATCAAAAAAAATTCATGAAATATCAAATGAAACATTTCACCATGCGCGAGCTCATAAAGAGCCCGACTGCGCAACGTTTAGATATTGACAACGAGCCCACCGACGCCGTAAAGGACAACCTCACCGCACTTGTCGAGCACATTCTCGACCCGCTTAGGGAAGCATGGGGCGCGCCCATAGTGGTCACAAGCGGATACCGCAGCCCACGGCTCAACAAGGCCGTGCACGGGGCGGCATCGAGCCAGCACATGCTTGGGCAAGCGGCGGACATACACGCAATGAGCGACAACCCTGAGGAAAATAGGAAGTTGCTTGACCTGATAATCAAACTTGGGTTGCCGTTTGACAAATTGATTAACGAGTATCCAAACAGGAAGATGCAACCAGATTGGATACACGTGAGTTACAGCCCGATGAATAGGCGACAAAAATTCACATGCATCAAGGGGAAATATATCGCAGGCTTAAATGGTTAAAGACTATGAGCAAGGATTATGACGACGACATCGGCAACAAGCACGAGGGCTGCGCAAGCATGTGCATCGTGATAGCCATCATCTTCATGGTTGTCCTGCTGCTTTCCCTATGCTCATGTAAGACACAATACAAGGTGGTGGAGGTTCCCAAGGTGGTCACGCAGGAGCACACGATTGAGAGCGTGCGCATCGACCATGTGCGTGACACGCTGGTGCAGCGCGACAGCATCTACCACTATGTACAAGGCGACACGGTGCGCATCGAACGATGGCACTATCTGCAAGGCACGACCAATGTGGTGAGAGTTGACACCGTACACGTCACCGACAGCGTGCAGGTGCCGGTGGTCACCACGCAGACAATAGAAAAAGAGGTGGAGGTGCCGCGCCCTTTATCATGGGCGCAGAAGACGCTGATGATCTTCGGCGGTGTCTCGATGATAGCGTTGCTTCTGCTCATAGCTTACAAAACCAGAATGCGATGATTGAACTTTTACTTGACAACAAGCCCGCTGTGCTTCGTGAGAATGTTGCCATCAAACTCACGCGTGAGAACGTCTATTTCAACAAGACTGGCAGCTATACCTACGACATTGAGCTGCCGTTGCAGACGCTTGAAAACCGCGCCATCTTTGGCAATATCAATCGCAAAGACGTGGAGTGTCATTTCAAAGAGTTCCACGCTGTGCTGCGCGTCGACAATGTGACGCTGCTCACCGGCAAGGCGATCATTAACCAGGTTTCAGACACCAGCGTTAAGGTGCAGCTCCTTGGCGGCAACTCTGAGATGAATTTCTATGCCAAGGGCAACGAGGTGTATATCGACGAACTTGATCTGGGCGACTGGCAAAGTGAATTCTCTTCTGTCATCCTGCCTACGGCAAAAGGTACTGCCATGTACCGCGCCTATATAGACTGGCTCAATGCTACGCAATTGGAGTTCCATAACGCCCCAGAGAGCCAAGACCAAGCAGAGGCGCAACGAGCCTACGACTGGTGGAGCTCGCGCTGGTGGTCCTATGACCCGTCAAAGGGCTATGATGCCTATGAGAACCGCGGCGTGGCTTTCCCTACGATTAACGCTAACAGCTCATGGAACTCGTATTGCACAGCAGGCCTGCTGTGCAATGAGGTGGTGATGCGACGGCATGGTAATGCCTACTTCCCTGAATACCGCCTCGAATGGCCCAACCAAGCTGCCAGGGGGGGCGACTTCCCACAGGTGTGCCCGTCTTTCCAACCCATGCTCTGCCGCACGCTGCGCAAAATCCTCGCAGCGGCCGGCTACCCGATGAATGACAATGATTCGCTGCGCTTGCTCTACCAAAGCAATGACATCTTTCCACGTATTTTTATCGCCTGCGCCAACAACCGCAGCGAAATCGCCAAGGCGCTGCCTCACTGGACGCTTAATGAGTTCCTTACTCAAATCGAACACTTCATGGGTATCGTTGTCGAAGTTGACGAACTGACTAAATCAAGCCGTATCCTGGCACGCAGCCAGTGGTATGACAATGACAACCCTACGATTATCTCTGACGTGGTCGACGAGTACACGGTCGAAGTTGACAAACAGGAGACGTCTGACATTTCTAACGGCAATGTGGGCTGGAGCGACATCGGCGACTCGATGGCTCATATTAGTGACGATATCATGGAGGTGGCTACTATCGACTCGTCTACGTTCAAGACGCTCGACGATATGAAACAGTATATCATCAATGGAGCGAAACCGGCCGACAAGAATAAGATTTTTGTCGTACAAGGACACCAGTTTATCCTCTACTATCAAAATGATACCAAAGATTATGTGTTTAAAGAGGTCAACCAGCTACGACCGCTTAAACGCAAAAACGACGCGACGAACATCGATGTTGAGCTAAAGATCGTGCCGGCTCAGCTGGTCGAACAAAAGGTGCCGTTTGTCGAAACGACTAAGGCTGACGGCAAATGGTATGACCAGACGGTTGCCGAAGACACGGTGAATGTTATCATTGTCGAAGACCGCGACAATGTGGGCGACGACTTGATCAATGGCGCCGCCTCTGACACGACTGACTTGCAGGCGCTCATCGAGGGTGATTCTACCATCGAAAAAAGCAGCAGTGTCGATAAGATGTTTGTGGCGTTGGTGCCGAGCAGTCTTAATTCGGTGGTGGCGCAAAAAGGTAAATCATCTACCGTCTACGGCCCATACCCACGCATATACGCCTACCCGCAATACTTGGTCAATAACGTGGGCGCTGGCAATGCCGACCCGACACAGCCGGCCTACATCTCTCTCGCCGATATCTCGGGAGTGCAGACTATCGCTAACCAATGCCTCGACGACGGCAAGGTGATTGACACTACCTCTAAGTATTGCATCAAGTTTATATCTCAAAAGGTGCTCAAGGCTACAGGTGCTTTTATTATCAATCATAAACGCTACGCTTGCGAGAAACTTGAATACAACATCACGGCAAAAGGTGTGTCACCATTGGTGACCGGCTATTTCTACAAGCTGGACTAAAGATTGCCCTTGAAGTGCTTGATTTCCTCATGCACAGGTGCGTCACGCCCCTGCAGGTATTTGTTGGTTGTCGATACGTCGGTGTGACGCGCCTGGTCGCGAGCAATCACTATGCCCTCGGCGTTGGCAAGATCACGCAGGCCGCTGTCTTTCAAACTGTAAAACTGATAGCAGTCGTCCCATCCGAGGCCTTTCCTCACAAGCTTGTTCCACTTGCGCCTGAACATCTCGCTGTCTCCTCGGGTCTCACACGGACGCGACACCTTGGGCCCAAATAAATAATAATTGCTGGGGAGCGTCAAGACGTTTAACGCTATCATGATCTTTACTATCTTGTCGTTGAGCCCTACCTTTCCGTCACGCTTGTTCTTCGATACAGCAGACGAGATGTAAACCGACTGCTCTTTTACACTGATGTCCTCTAATTTGATATGGCTGAGCTCCTCGGGGCGGATAAACGTGTAGTATTCCATCATGCAGGCAAGGTAGAAATAAGGGTGTGCTTCACGCAGGTGCTGCTCCAGCTCGTGCAGCATCTGCGCCGTCAAAGGCTGACGCTTCTTGCCGGTCTCGGCAATGGCCTTGATTTTCTCGACTGGGTTGGTCGTGAGATACTGCTTCTCGATGAAGAACGTCGCCAGCGAGGCACACCACTGGCGGTAGTTGTTGCGGGTGCGGGCGTTGGTCTCACGATCCAAAAATATATAGTCGAGAAAATCGCTGACAAATGCCGTGTCGAACTGATAGACATAACGTATCGGCAACAAGCGGCTGGCATTGTATTTGCGGAAGATATTCAGCCGCGACGTGTAGGCCTTGCGGGTCTTGTACTTCGGCATTCTTTCAACGTATGCCTCATATTTTTCAAGGGCATCCTCCAATAAAGTGTAGCTTCGGTTGGTCTCGGCGTTAATCCATGGCGACCACCCCGTGCGTAAAAGTTTGGTCAGGCTCTCGATCATCTCGTTGGCGCGCTTGCGGCGCTCGGTGATTTTCCCGATGTTATCAAGGTGGAACTTCTTGCGGCGCATCGTGTCGGTGGCGGGGTCGTAGGCATAGAAGTCAACGTACCACTTCGGGCCGGTGTGAAGTTTAGGAAATGTGAATTTCAGGACCTCGCTAAGTGAGTTAAGTTTTTTTCGTGCTGCACACATTTTTTTTACATTCTTTTTCGTGAAGAATGCAAATGGTGAAACTTTCGATTTTTGCTACCGTCTATATAGCGTCTATGGTTTTCTAACCAATCAAGGGCAACTCGTTGCTGTGCAACTTGTTGCCCTTGGTGTGGCGGAGAGGACAAGATTCGAACTTGCGGTAGGGTTACCCCTACGGCAGTTTAGCAAACTGCTGGTTTCAGCCACTCACCCACCTCTCCAGTGCTTTGTGCTGAATTGTTTCATTAAGCGAGTGCAAA